AAAGAGGGGCACTTTGAAGAATCGGCAAAATATAAAGCAATTGTGCAATCCTATTTAAAAACACTAAGAGTATGCCATAACTCTTTTTCTTTTTATAATCGGGCAAAAGATGTGATGGACAAATTACTTTCCGATTGCCGAAAATATAATACTGATTACATTTCCATGAGCGCCCATCTCGCTTGTTGTGAAGAATGTAATAAATTACAAGGACGAGTATATAGTATATCGGGAAAAAGCAAAATCTTTCCTAAATTGCCAGATGTAATACGCGAAACAGGAAAAGTTCATGATGGATGTGGTCACAATTTTTCGGTCTTCTTTTACACCGGGAAAGATGATACTATTTTCGACAAAAACGGAAATAGCGTAAATGCTATAAAATCCAGTCAACGACCTTTTAAAGACGATCGTACTGCAGAAGAAAAAAAGAATTATTTAGAACATCTTGAACAATTACAGAAAGAAAAACAAAAGGATTTAGACGAAATTGAATATTACCATATATTTTATGAGCTTCCTGAAATTGCTCCAAAGTCATTCGGTGGATATCGTAGAATGAAAAATGCTCAAACAAAAAATTTTCTCAAACTTAAAGATCAAGCAATAAAACATGGGATTTCGATAAGCTAGAACTGAATACAGTATATTTATCCAGGCAGCCAGTAGAGCGGCTGTGGTTCCCTGATCCTGAGCCTTGACAGGAGGGGATGCTTATGAGCGATTACGAGATATTTATGATAATCCTGACGACAGCCAGCTTAATTGTATCTATCCTTACATACACACATAAGAAATAGCCGCCCTGCTCTCTGGTAAAGAATAGGCGGCTACGTCTTAAACATATATCTTGCCAGGACGGGGAACCTTGACTTCCCTTACTGGCTGTCTTGATAAGTATATTATATGCCAGCTTCCGGGATTTGTCAATTTCCCGTTGCAAATCACCCATATCTCTTACTATCCCTATTTTCTTCTTATACCGCTTCGAGGTATGCCAAATCTTTCACCGCTTCAAGGCGTTTCTTGCAATCCCTGTATATCTCCTGATAATGTTTCCCTCGCATAATTCCCAGATCAACCTCATGCAAAATGATATTTTCCATTAAAGACAGGTTATTAAGCTGCATCACCGTAGCTTCGTCCCTTTTATTGATTCCTGCCATTTTATTTGCCAGCCTGGAATAAGTCATGTAAAGCATTTCTGCATGGCTGCTGCCCTGTCCCTTTGCATACTCAACAAGTTTCTGGATTGTATCGGTTTCTGCTTTTCGAGTAAGCTTTCCTGCTTTTCGGGTTTCAACCCACATTTGAGTAGATTTCTCACGGATAAAGTTCTCCATCTGATTAAATGCCCGGATATACTGTAATTTCCATTCGAGGGCTTCTCTCCCAGTAAACCCCATTGCTAAAAGAGAAAAACCATCACGATTCATATAAAATTTTCTATATGATTGCCCGTTACCGGATTTGTAAGAAGAAATCTTAAACATTATTTTCACAGCTGAATTTTCAGCAATGAGATTATCAATACTCTGCAAAACATTTTTATGTTCTTTTCCAAACTTCTCAGCCACCTGCAAACTATCACACACAGCTTCATCATTCTTTAAATAAACAAGTTCGTTCATCTGTAAGCCTTTCTTTAGCTATATCCAAAAATACCATCTTGCTCCATCAATTTATTAATTTCTCGCCTGCTCCTCGCCTGTTCGATCAAATATATCGACTGTTAATCGACAGTTCAAGCACTCCCTGTTCTCGCCGTTTTACTTCCATTTTTCACTGCTTCCTCACTGCTTCGATTGGAGCAACACTGAAAAATCAGCAATAACGCCTGACCGTATTTCTCATAATAGATTCTTTATTGAACCGCAGGTTCGGCAGCAGGATTATTATTAACTGCCAGCATCACCGCTTCTACTGTTTTATCGGCTCATTTAGCCTTTTTATTTGCTCTCCCTTGCAACTTTACCTCAAGCACTTTTCAATCGTTTCTTGCCCTGTTTTATCCTTGTGTTGCTGTATTTTCAGATCTGTTCTGTCTCAGTCTTTCCCCCATCTGCTGCCGCTGCTCCTCTGTATACTGCCTTGGCGGAGAAATCCGAAGCCAGGATACCGGAACATGAGCACAAATGCTTCCGTCCTCGTTATCCGCAATAATCTGACAATCTTCTGGGTGCTTCTCTGCTAGCTTACGGATCACAGACTTATACCGACCCTGTGAGAATGATAAGGTTGCTCTGGTATCATTGGTCATAAACTCAATTACATTTTCGTTACAGCTATCCATAAAAATCTCCTTTTTGTTTTGTTCGATAATATTTACAGTCTTATTTTTCGGGGTTCGCTCAGGCTTCGTTCTAACGCATTTTACTCTTTTAGGGACTCCGAAATCTCCGAATATTTTCGCGCGCGTTATCGTGTTACAAAATTCCTTCGCGCGCGTTATCGTGTCAACGAATCCCCATACTCCCGACATTTTTTGTCTAAAAATCCATCAATTTGTAATCATCTTTAATATCATCAGGTAATCCCTTAAAAAGGAAATTCTGAGGCATTCTTCGCAATGTTCCAATAATTTCAAATCTCTGTTCACTCTCCAACATGGCTGTTATTTCTGGATATTCTTCTGTGCACTTGGTATACCATGACTTCTGTTGTGGCGGAGAATACCGGGGATCATCACGCACATACAGGAACAACCACTCTATACACAGGCTCATTGTAAATTGAACATACAACCCACATTCGTAATAATATTGAGCTATCATTAATGCATCATGAAGTGTAGTTGTTATCCGCTCTGGTTTCTGATAATTTCCCTCTGGATAATATTTCACGATACATTCATCTTTCATAAAACTCCATGGAGCAATGGACACAAACGGAGCATGATCCGCCTGCACTTTCATTACCATCTGAGCTCTTTGGTATAAAGCATCAAGCCTTTTAATCAACGAACTTCCCATAATTCACCACCACCTTTAAATATGCAAATCCTTTGTCTGTTTCTTCGTACCATTAAGGCCCTGTGATTTCTTTCTGGCATTTTCCCTTTTGCAAGCTCTCAACCACTGATGCAGCTCCGGCACACTCGTAGCTCTTATCGTTACACGCTTATTTCTTCTCGGCATTTAATGCTCCTTCCTATCAGATTAAACCCGTCCGATTCATAAATCTATCATTTACCCCTCTTCTGTGATTTCTGTTCTTGTTCTACACGTGACATCAATTCTTCCATAGCTTCCAGACGTTCAATCATATCTACATTTTTTGTCCACTGAGAACACTGAGACAATGCCGCATTAGCTGCGTTCACTCTGATCTGTGCCGGTACTTCCGTATCAATAGCCGTATTGACCAACACTGCTGCACATTCTCCAAGTTTTCCCTGCAGGTATGCAATCGCTCCTGTTACGGCCTCGTTTCTTGCCTCAGAATACTTACGCTGGAAGCTGTCTGAATGAATCACAGTATAAATTGTAGGTCTGGGAATTTTCGTCTTTTTAGATATCTCACTTATATTTGGACACGTTAAAAATGCCTGTACTAAGATGTCCTCGCGCGCTTCTGCTGATACACCTTTTGCCATAATAATCACCCCTAACTAATCAATGATATTTTCCAATACATAAAAACAGACGGTTTTGACAGGTTCTACTCTAACCTTTAAAATGGATATCTATTACATGCCTGTAATGCCGCCCGGAACACAGCCAACGTTTTCTTCCGGTACGCATAAAAATCTTTACGATCAAGCGCAACAAACTTCTTTTTGTTCATCTTGTCATAGCTCATTCCAATTACGATACAGCAATATAATTCGTCAACAATGTTCGGATACACCTCCGCTGCACACTGCAACAGCAATATCTTGTCCCGCATCTCAAGATTCTTGCAAAATTCACCCAATCTCTTATCTTCATCTTCTGAAAATCCATAATCTTCATAAGTCGCTTCTCTTGTAAGCATTGAATCCTCCCTGTATTTCCCCTGCCACACTTTCTGCATGACAGGGGATTATTCTATGCCATCTCAAACGGGTTTCTGCCACTTGTGTCTCGTCTCATCTGTGCTTCTTTCATCATCTCGTCAAACAGTGTCCTGCGATTGATCTGTGCCGTAAATCGGTAGCTTCCGCCGCCTGCCTGTCGTCCTGCTGTTTCTTCACGGACGATTTTTCTGAGTAAAGCTTCCGGCGTCTCGATGTTGTTACCCTGTTTCTGATCGCCCAGAACTGCAAGGAATTCACTTCGAGGCGGAATGACTGCGCCTTTTGCCAGATACGGAACTGTCGATACTCTTGGTAAATTCATTGAGTATTTACCCCATCTCCGCTTCCCATCAGGGGTTGTAACATCGTAAGAAAATGTAAATGCCTTCTCAATACCGGAAAGAGAAGAATTAACATTGCTGATCGTGCTGTTAACCTTACTAACTACTTCATTCAGAATCCCTGCGATTCCTGTTACTGCCCCGGAAATCCCATTAATCAGATTATTGCTCATCTCATTTCCAATCGTATTCATATTTCTGGCAAGTCCGTTTAAACGGTCCTCTGTACTACGCACCATCTGAGTTATCAACTGAGCAATTCTCTCACAAGCTTTTTCCCATTTCTTAGTCATTGTGTTATACTGACCTGAAAAATGACTCTCCACAGTCTTCTGCATCTCGCCAAGCTTTAAATTGGCAGTCTGCTTCATTTTATCCAGATTTTTCTTTACTTCTGATGCCGAATTCCCCCAGTTTGTCACTGTGGTTGTGTTCACACCTCCAGAAGCATCCTCTGCTGCTTTCTTTACTCCTGCAAGATTAGTCTCCGCATCCGTTTTCATTTTTCCCGTTGAACTACTTACTGTCTTCTGAGCCTCAACAATACTAGAATCAACACTGCTTTTTGTCGCCTGAGCTGCGGAAGGAAACTCCTGTGCCAGTTTTTTATTCAGCTCATCCAATGGGACTCCTGCTTCTTTCAGGGCATTATAGACAATATTAAAAGCATCCTGCGCATTGGCCGCTGATCCGCTTGTATTATTAAATACTTCTAAAACACCTCTGTATGTTCCTGCATACTCACTAGAAGATACACTGAGATCATATAGTACACTTCTGATTCCTTTTATTGATTCTTTCACAGTTATTGAAGATGTATCTATTGTGGAAGAGCTTTCAGAAAAGCCTTTTCCCAGAGCTTGCACCTTACCTGTCATTTCTTCAACAAATGCACTTGACACTCCGGCTTGCGCTCCATATTGCTCAAGGATCTGCGTTGCTTTCTCAGCCGATACGCCATATTCACCCAATTTCTGAACCATGCTGTCATACATCTCACTGTTTGACTTACCGGCAGTCTCATCTGCTTCTACTAAATCCCACAGTTCTTCTACCTGTTTGTTCGTAATTGCATGAGCTTCGCCCATCTTGCCAGCATAATCATGTAAGTATCCACCTGTCTGAGTTAAAATTCCGTTTCCGCCCTGTGCAGTTTCTACTAACTCAGCAATTTTCTTCGTAAGCATAACCGTTCCGGCAGTGACCAGTGTAATTGCACCGGCAGTCCCAACTAAAGAGCCCAAAGAAGATGCAAATGTAGCAATGCCGGATGTAGATCCAGCAAGCGCACCATTGGTCAGATTAGAAATATTTCCCGCTAATGCCTGTACTGATTCCTCTGTAATCAGCTTCTTTCCAATAGTGGTAACAAGGAATTTTACCAGGCTTCCAATGCCCGTTATATCCGCAATCTTTACCGCGATAAACGCCTTACCCAAAAAAGCAGCTATTTTCCCTGCGGTTCCGCTTGCCTCCAAACCATCGAACAAACCACCCAGTGTCCGGGTAATCGCAGTTATTACCTGTTTCAGATGCTTCACCCAGTTGATCTGTCCCAGCATCTCACCAATTCCCTGGCCCAAAGCCTCCCAGTTTGTTTTTTCTGCCATATCAACCAGTGAACTGCATAAGCTATTTAGGAAAGCTTCCAGTTTGCGCCCATTATTCTTCCAGTCGAACTCTGAAATAAAGGTATTAATTCCTCCGGCAATGTTATTTACCAGACCTGTCCAGTCAAATCGCCGGGTAAAGCTGTACAATGTGGTAAATGCTCCATTCAGGCCAGTTGCTAGCGTATCCGCTATCTCACGGAAGGAAATCCTTGAACAGATTCCATTAAGACCATCCGCTATCGCTTTTCCGATTTCCAAAAATGGCAGGTTATGTACCATTCCATTAAAGATATCCCAGGTAATCATAAACCGGTTTGCTATGAGCTGCCCCAGATTATTCCAGTTGACTTCTTTTACTAGTCCGGTAATTCCTTCTGCGAATTTCTTTCCCAGATTTTTCCAGTCTATTCCGGTTATTAACAGATTCAAGGTATTAACAACCGTATTGATTCCTGCACCCACGGTCCTTCCTAATAATTTCCAGTCTACATTATCAACCAGACTGTTAAATGTTCGGGTAAAAGCATCGCAGAATTTTGTTATCTTTGGACCGACCTTTTTCCAGCTGATTGCTTCATAGACTTTTTTAAGCCCCTTATTTATTCCACTGGCAATATATTTCCCAAGGCCTTCCCAGTCTTCCGATTTGATTAATTTCTTAATCTTATCCGCAATTCCTTTGATCGAATTAGCAACTGGAACCTTCTTAAACATCTGTGCCGGTGTAGGTGCTGTATACCCTCCGGTATCTCCTATGCCATTTCCATCTGCTGCCGAATCATCATTTTTATTTGATGTATACCGTTGGATCTCATCAAGAGTAGAAAGATATCCTTCTGTTTCTTTATTGGTTTTTTTTGTACTTTTAGCCGCCTGGTTTGTATTTTTTGAAGTCTTTTCCAGTCCTGCCGCATAATCTTCCTGCACTCCAACGGCTTTTACAAAAGTATCCTGTCCGGTTAATGCTGCTGCAAACATTCCCACATAAGTAATTGCACGTGATATCATATCAATAAATCTTGACATGATCGGAGCTACCACCGTGAGGACAGGTGCAAATGCTGTAGCAAACGAGTTCTTCAGCCTCGTCATACTGGACATCAAAGACGATATTGCTGAATTGGTACTGTTAGAATACTGTGCCAGATTTTCAAATCCACTTTTTACACCATCACTGACAGCGCTTATCGCCCGGGATACCCCTGAAAACAACAACGACATTCCCAGCATCCGGGAAAGGCTCATTCTCGACCGATCCGTCTGCTTGTTCAGATTAAACATGTTTTCTACAGCCTTTTTCATCGCTGAAACCATGCTCTTGATAGCAGAACCAGCACTTCTTAATGCGGAACCCATATTCTTCACAACCATACCTACACGGACAGCAGCTTTCTGTAAATTCTGCATTACCTGCACAAGTCGGCTATTTTTCTGCCGGTATTCCTCAACCTTATTCTTCAGTTTATTGTATGAAGAGTACAGCCTTCCATTTATGTGCTCCAGCTTCTGTGATTCCGCATTGTACTTCTCAGCTGTGCTTTTATACGTATCTGTCGATGTAGGATCCGCATAGGCCCTTCCGGTCGTCTGCATCTCTTTTTGTTTTCGCTGTAGCCTGCCAATATCCGCCCAGATATCGTCCATCTGTTTGTCAAGTTCCTGAAGCGGCGCAGAGTCTATTGAAAAGCCCATATCAAGCCATTCACGCTGTTTTGTCTCAACCTTTTCAAACTCATCTTCCAGAGCTTTTATATCGTCTTTGAGCTTTTTATATTCTTCTGTCTCGATTCTGACCTTGCTCAGTTCTTCAAGCTTTGATTTTAGCTCTGATACTTTACGTTCCTGCTTCTCGTAGTTCTGATACAGGTCCGTTATCGCTGTTATCTGCCTCTGGAAAGAACTTTTTGCTGAATCGCCCATCTTCGATACCTGCGCGGATATCCTGGTCATTCCAGCCTTTACAGCGTTCATTCCTTTCGACACACCGCCGGTATCTATCCTGGTATCAATGATAATTGAACCATCTGCCATGTTATATCTGCCTCCAAACTATTTGAGGTTCGGGCACTGAATCCTGTTTCCAATGCCGTTATATACTCAGGACCATCCCGTTACCAGGACAGCCCTGTTATGTAGCTACGCTTCGGCTACTTCTTTCTTTGCGTATTTGTCAGTATACTTTTTTATCCTTTTCTGCTGCGCCTTTTCCCTTGCATCCAGCTCTTTTTCGATGATTCCACCAATTACAGTGATAATCTGCTCTGCAAAGGTCTCTCCGCTTTCCAGGACTGTAAACGGACTGGTAATCTTGAAGAAGCTCTCTGATACAGGAGCACCAAACAACAGATCAATCTTCTCCCCGGCTTCCTTTTCCAGATCTGGAAGAATTTCCTCGAAGTCTTTGTCCTTGATTTTGTCATTGATTCCAGTAAAAAACGCTGCTGCCTCTTTATACCTCTTTAAAATACCTGCATCTGAAGGAATAAATCTGAACACGCCCAGATCATTTCCGTCTTGATCAGTAATCTGGTATGTCTTCGCACCGGTCTGAACTACTACTTTCTCCATTAATCCTCATCCTCGCTTTCCTGCTCTTCTGTTTTCAGCTGTTCTTCCAGCTCGTTAAGTTCTTTGATATTATCCATGCATTCAATTGCTTTATCCGCTGTAGCTTTCATGGAATTACGTACCTCATCACTTTGAACGAAATCCGCATAAAGCTCTCCGATATGTCCAGCCGCATTAGACAGAGAACTAAATACCCCCTTCTGCAACCTCATTCTTTCCGTGTATAAACGTCTCTGATCTGAAATCTGTTTCTTTCTTCCCATGTCACTTACCTCCATTCTGTCTGTCATAAATCGCTGCCAGCTCACACACAATCACAAATAACAAAAGACCAATAACTACCACCAAAATCACCTCCGCAACAATGAAATATTACCTGTTATATATATTTTACCATCAAACCTGACCACAGTTGTGGTACATGTTTACCACAGTTTGCACCATTTTCCATATCGTGATATGATCTTTAATGGCAATAATCCCATATTATTACTTTTTTATACTGGCAACCGGATTATTTCTTTTGGCTTTGTTTTCCAGATCTTTTGCTACTGCTAAAAGAAGGTCCTCACACAACCGGGAATGATGATGATTCTTCCGTAATGCTTCTATCTCTTTCACCACTCCCTGCCAGTATACATCGTCTTCAGGTCTGCCCGGAGGATACAGCTTTTTGTATAACCTCCAGCAGTCCGTGAAGATGTCATATATCTGCTTTAATTCTTCTTTATCGTTCACTGGTTACTCCTCCGGCATGATATACGCTTTTTCTCCTGCTGCATACTTTTGAAACATATCATTCAACACTTCTTTCGCGCGTTCTGGACTTGCATATTCCGCAATACCAAAATCACCCTCACAAATACGGTTCTTACTTACATAACTGATATACGTCATTTTGAAATTTAAAACTCGTGTTTTATCCTGCGTCATTATTTTCATAATTATTGTCCTTTCCGGCGGTAAGCCGCCTATAAAATCCATTACAAAATCCAACTACAGACTACAACTACAATCGTTCCAAAGAGTTTAAAGTTTTCTTTATATACCCTTATATCCCTCTATTATTATCTTTTATATATTTCTTTTTATAGAATGTAGTATTTGTAGAATATGTAGAAACACTTGTAAATACTGAGTTTAAGCGAACTACATTCATTCTACAAACTTCACTACAATTCATAAAAACAACCGCAAAATTACTTAATCAAACGGAAGCTCCATTTGTTCTTGCTCTGAAACAACAACAAACTCAGAATTTTCAGATTCCTCTTCTGTAGTTTTCATTGCTATTTTTCTGAAGCCTCGTTGTTGTCCATATCCATCAAATTTACGTGGGGTTTTAAGCCTTTCCCATCCCGGTATTTTAGCAACGATATTATTTATTTCTGATGCCTGCCAATTTTTTGGTGGTATGGTTTCCTTTAATGCTTCAAACCATATTTCCCTTGCACATACCTGAGTTTTCCCTTCCAAGTAGTCCATAATAATTCCACGCTTGCCATCATCTGCCATATTTGCCTCTTGAAGCTCTTTAGCCTGCTGCATACAGTTTTCCGGAAGTATCAACTCTGGATCTTCGTTTTTCCAAATATGCACTGCTTCCGCCCATGCCTGTTTTATATCATCCATAACTTCTGGTGTAAAAAGGCTCTTAAATGGTTTTGTAACGCCTGTGTGAATAATAAGAAAACGCCTGTTTCCTGTCTCGTCCTGCAAGAAATCATCTTTATTAGTGGTTCCAGCAAATACACACTGTCTATAAAACGTGTCTGCTCGCCTTTCATAAGGAATCCTATATTTGTCCTGTGTGGCTGTCAGGAATCGCTTTACACTCTCCACACCGCCCGCCGTCCTTGCCAAGGATTTAAGCTCTGCAAGCTCAATTATCCATGAACCTGTAAGAGACTGCACTGCCTTGTCTGAATCCAAGCTGTCCAATGAATCATTGAACCATGAATCGTCCAAAGCCATCAATTTCAGAAATGTGCTCTTGCCAATGCCCTGTGAACCCTGTAGAATAATCGTATAATCAAATTTGCTTCCAGGTTTATACACTCTTGAAACAGCACCCAACATCCAAAGGCGCATAACCTGATATGTATAATCAGAATCCTCTGCTCCAAGATATTCCGGCAGCAGGCTTCTTATATGCTCTTTTCCATCCCATGTAAGGGAATCCAGTAATTCTCTTACTGGATGGAATTTATTGCGCATAGAAACATTTTTCAGCGCATCTGCGAAATCTTGCCGACTTTTAAGCCCATAATCAGCCTGTATCAGCGAAAATAGGGCTGAATCATCATGACTGCTCCATGCTCTGCAATTATTCTCATTTTCCCATGGTACACTACCATATAAGTAAGGTTGCTGTGCAAACTCATTAAGGCGGATTTTCCCGGCAAAACGACTGTCTTTATCCATAACGACTTCAAAATTATGTACAAGCTGCTTTACGCTTTTTACATTTCCATCTTCATCATAGTTGCAGTCAAGGAATTTAAAGACTAATGCCGGACCTCCTGCTACTTCGTCCTTGTTTTTTTGTATTACAGATCGTTTTTTGCCTATATCCTGCTTCTGATCTTGCTGAACATCTGCGCAAATCTTCTCTGTATCATCAACATTCCTTATTAGATTTTCAAATTCTTCAACAGTATGTCCTGCTTCAAAATAATCAGTAATGTCTGCTTTAGGCACCTCTGGCATTGGAATAATTATCTTGATACTCTTAGCAGTGCCTTTTAAGTCTCTTACAACAGTAGACGCTAATTTCTTTCCCGGATCATCATTATCTGCCAAAACTATCACATCTGCGTCTTTACAAAGCTCGGATACATTTTTATTCCAATCATTTGCACCGCCACAAGAAAAAGCAGCGTATCCTTTTTTAACTAAAGTATTAACGTCCTTTTCCCCTTCTGGAATAAATACTGGTTCTTTTCTCTCAATGGCCCGCTTTATACTGGATATGCTTCCATATACTGCATTAAACGTTTTCTTGTTCTTTCCGTTTAAGCCATAAGCAAAACGCTCATTACTCAAGATTCCAAAAAGCATTTTCTTGCCTTCTAATCGTACTTTTGTATATGCATAATCACCGTTAATGGAAGCATAATTGTACACAGCCTCGATTTTTCTTTTTTCACGATTCTCTATGTACGCTCGCCATCGTTCCTTTGCCAATCCATCCCCATAAAATAAATCTGACATTTTTAATCCTGCTGCAATAACAACTTCCTCAGTACTACATCCAGCATGACACTTAATCAATGCTCGATCATTACCATCCGTAAGTGTTAAACTAGCCTCTGTATCTACATGTGCCGGACAAATGCATTGTGCCTTGCCTGTCCCGCGTTTCCTAACTTGAAAGTGTGATAAAATCCTTTCAAAAGTCAATTCTTATCACCTTCCAACTCTTCCAAAAGTTCTCTTGCACTCTCTAACACACGCAATGTATTTTCACCACGATTCTCAAGTGTGCGAATAAACTTTCGAATTTCTATTGTGTCTCCTGCTGCCGGAAGATAATAACCTCCAGGCGGAGTTGTGCTTGATAATATGACCTTGCCAGCCTTGCGTTCTGCTTCGATCTGTTTTTGAAGCATTCGAATGCTAGAAAAATGGTATTTCGTAGCAAGATATTCTGGAGTTAATGCGTTTTCTTTGCCTGGCAACAGATGTTCATATATGTTCATAGGACCACCGCCTTACTCAGAAATTTCGTCCAGATATTTTCTGATTTTTGCTACATTCCACAAAACGCGTCTTCCTACATAAATCTTTGCTCCTGCTGCCACTCCAATTTCTGTTGCGGTTTTAATACCTGCGTGCGTTAACGCCTGAAGCCCTGCGGTATCGACTGTTAAATCATTAAATGATACATTATGTTCGTTTGTTTTCATCATGCTTTCACCTCGTATTCGCTTCGTCTTATTAACTGTTTACTATTTACAAGTCTAATTGTATCTGATATGATATAGGTAAACAATTACCTATTTATTACTCGTGTTTGGAGGGATTTAGTATGAAAACAAGCAATAATATACCCATTATTGAACATGAAGATATAATAAACATTTTTACAGAAAATTTAAGAACAAAACGCAAGGAGAAGAAATACACACAAGAACAATTAGCTGGCATGCTTGGTGTGACAATTAAAACATATAGATCTTGGGAAAAAGACACATTACCTAAAACCATCGATTTAATCAACTTATCTATTATTCTAGGATGCGATATAGATTATTTGTTAGGGCGTATAAATACAGACACGCATTTTAAAGCATATATTGATAGAACTTATGCTCTTTCACAGCAATCATTTGACAAATTATCTTTATTGCATATTTTTTTAACTGAAAAAAACAACAATATGCATAAGGAAATAGCCGTTGATTGGAAATATATATTGGACTATCTAATCACTACTGAAAAAGGAAATCTTTTACTAGACCAAATAAGACAATATGTAACCTCAAATGATTCAAATGAAAGAAAATGCTGTTATCATGCACTATTAACAGGAAAAGAATGTCACTGGTATAACGAACCATCAAATTTTAATACTTTGTCTGACATTATCAACTCATTAAATGATTTAGGAAAATATATACAATCCATAAATGTCAAAAAAAATCGAGCTGTATTTCTTGATCCAGTATCAGCATTTTTGGAAGTCAGATCATTAGACAAGAAAGAACATCCACAACAAAAACTTTTTTAAGGCACTATTGCGAAAAGCACCCAATACCTCTCCTGATTCCCCTTAAGTGGATCCGGTCATTTACCCTGTCTACTTAAGAGGCATCATGTCATAAGGCATTGAGTGCTTTATTACGCGTTCGATATTCTGTTTTATATTGAAAAAGCAGTCTCCGGAGAGGCTGCCATATTTTCATAGATTATTCGGTTAAATGTTTAGGAGTCTCAATAGCTGCATATTTAGCTATCTTCTCTTTTTCTTCCTTGCGAATTCTCTCTGCAAATTCTGTAATTTTATTACAAATCCACATATAAGCGGTAGTTCCTTCCGTATAATCAGCCTCTGCATACATATTAATTCGTCCATCTTCTCGCATCTGTTCTACTTGCTTCATTGCTTTCATATCTCCCTTAGGATATATCGCAAATGTAGCTCCAAAATTTTTATTCACAACTGAAAAAGCAGGGATATCACTTGGTCCATCAGCCACATACATCATATTGATAAAATGAACTCTTCTTAATTCTTCTGGAATCTTGGTGTTTACTTTCACACCTTCGCGTCCATCCTTGCTATGTACCCCTTTATTTATTTCGAATAATGCTCTGGTTTTGCTAGTATTATCAATGGTATAACCTATTTCAGAAATACATGTATCCCCTTCATTATCTTTTCCTTCAATCAATTCGCAGCCCCATACATGTTCCACAAAAGGCATAACCGAAGAACCTTTTATTATTTGCGTCATCCCTGTACTGACAATGTAATGTTCTACTTTTATATTGTATTCCTTATAAGTTGGATTTTCTTCTATTAGACTTTTGGTTTTTTGAAAGATTTCTGGAATTCCTTTATAAAATTTTAGCCGTGAACCAAATTGTTTTAATTTTTCATTAGTTAACCCCTTAAACTTTCCCTCTTTTGCATATTTTATAAACTGATTCAAATAAATAGTGTCAGGATTAACAAGTACATCCTGTTCATCCTTATATTTTTGAGGTAAAGCATTAACCTCTTTCCAAAACGCCTTAGAGTCAACATCATATTCTTCAAAAATTGGATCCTGCATATATCCGTCTACTAGTGTCTTATCAAAATCCCATACTACTGCAATTATATTTGCCAT